TGGGATACCCTACTTGGAGAAACATAACTTCACAATTTCCCCAAATCTTCACATAATCTTCACACAATCTTCACAATTCGCGTTAAGGCTATTATTCGCCATTCTCACGCACTCAATAGCTCGATTGAATAATTTATTTATGGCAATAAAAAACCGCCTGGCTGAGGCGGTTTTCGTGCTTTTCTGCGTATTGCTTTTACATCTGGCGTATATATGATACGGAAGTTTGTAAGAAGCAATTACATTGTATTTGTGTAGGCGTATAAGCCTGATAGTTATTACCTGCGTCGGTTATTGCCATTATTGACATTTGTATTTCATTTCCTTTTAAGCGCAAAATGCCGTGTACGCTTCTAAATCCGCCGCTAATGCCTATTACGCAATTGAACGGAATATCAAGCACTGAAGCGCCATTTGGGAATAAATACGAATTTTGTTTGTCAAATGTAGCTATCGTGTGAAAATCGGAAGGCGAGCCGGTAAAAGTAATGCCGGATATATTGAAATTGTACAAGCCTATTTTAGCCGTTACCATTCCGCCGGTCAGTACGCTGTAAATATTACCGATGTTAGCTCCGCCGACGCTCTTAATTGTTGCTGTAGCAGTTCCGAAGGCTTCAAATGATCCTTCAAGTGCATTACTAATAGCAATAGCAATTGCATACTGTCCGTTACCGTTCGGGTGATATAGATCACTCGCAAGTGCATTTGGCGCTACTGCATTTTCAACACCGCTTAGATAGTGCGCTCCATAAGCTGCGCATTTATTGTAACAATCGTATACTTTTGAAAGTCTGTTACGATATGAAATTGTGCCTGTGTCGTCGCGGTAGTCATTGCTTATCATACCGATATTAATCCTTGCGTTCGGGAAACGAGTACGCGCAATTGTGCAAAATCCGCTAATAGCGTTAAATATTTGTTCGTTGCTGTATCCGCCATCATTAAGGCCGCCACAAGCTATAATATCTGTAATCGTTTCGGGGTTTGTTACGGTAATATTCTGAAGCAATGTTAAAAAGTTAACATCACTATTTGTTGCGCAAAATCCCGTTCCGCCCATTCTTCCTACAAAGATGTCGCCGTCGGCTATATTACGCATTTGTTTTAAATATGTGCCCCAGTCGGTATACATTCCGTCGGAAGAATATCCTTCGAGATAGCTGTCCCCGATTAGGATATATCTTTTGCCCTGCAACATTGCGGCGGCCTGCTGTGCGGTTGCAGCTGCTGCGCTTGCTGTGTCTGCTGAAGTTTCTGCAATTTCTATTGCGTCGTCTAATCTTTCAGAAGAAAGGTTTAGATTTTTAACTTTATCAACAAGCCATTTAAGATCGTAGCTGTAAGGATCGCCGGGAATGTATGGGTTATTTTCTGGTGAATATGCCATTTTGTCATTCTCCTTTAAATATACATCTGAAGACAAAATTCATTATGAAAATCGTCTGTTATATAGTCGATTAAATCAAGCCTTGGAATTAGATCTAATTCACTGGTTAACATTTGCTGACTTGTTGTCACGCCTATATTCCCGTGTACTCTGCCGTTTACAATCGTTTTTGCGTCCGGCTGATAGGTACTGACGTTATCCGCTGAAATTTGCGCTTCGTTCGTAAAATCTTCGTTTCTGTCGTAATTCTCTAATGGATTGTATTCCGCTTCAATTGCTGCTTTATAGCGTTCCCAGAGTGAAAGCCTTCTTTTGCTCCAGCGTTCAACGTAAAATTTAATTACGCTTGGATCAGGCGTAAAAAGCGGGGTATCTCCATATTTATATAATATATGGTCTACCACGTCGGCAAGTTCTACACCTTCCGGCAGCTGCATATTATCAAATATGGTATTATCCCAGTCCAGAAGAGCGCGTATGCCGCCTTGATGTAATTCATTAACGTACATATTCTTCGCCCTCCTCCGCGCTGTTTTCTGCTATATCCGGCCTATTAATAATAGGCGTAATATTTGTGCCGTAGTGCTTATTGATCTTTTTACAGCTTTCTTTTAATGTTTCAATCCAAACTTCAGAGCGTATGAACGTTTCCGCGTTTCCTGCGTCAACTTCAGCCGTAAGCATTCTTTCCTTTTTGTCGTCGAGCATTCTCACACCTATTTCGCGGTAGAAGTCAACAAGGGTATTCCTTCTTGCTTCGAGAAGATCGCCAAGGATATACGAGTTTTTAACATCTCTATCGAATTGAAACCAAGGCTGCGCCGTCGGATCTATTTTGTTACCCATAAGCTTTTCGTCAATGATAACATCATCGCCGTTTATGATCTTTTCGCGTATGGCCTTCATTGTCCTTGCTGCTTTATCACTTGAAGCAATAAGCGCATAAGCAAGGCGGGAATTTCTCGCGGCTGCTTTAATAGATGTATCAATCTCTTTAAGTTCTGAAGCATACTTTGTAACGATATCATATATGCCCGTATAATCCGGGGTAAGCTTCAATACTTCGCATTGTACACCTATTTGCAAAGGCTTTTCAAACTGAAAGAACGGGGTAGCTACCATAAGCCCCGAAGGCTGATATTGCAGGGAATAGCCCGCAAGCGTAGCCGGCTGCGGTACTACTCCGTAAGTTTGAGAACGAAATACGGCTAAAAATCCGCGCATAAACAGCGCAAATTTTAAGGCGTCTTTGTCCCAACCGTACTGATCTATTGAAGCTTCGGGAAGGTTTTCAAAGTCAATCAAAGCAGTTAGGCGCTGCATAAGTGAGCGCGCCCAGTAATCCATTGAAGAATTCGGACTGTTATTTACATAAGGCGGCGCATTGTATTGCCCGCCGTAATTGTAGTAATACATTCTTTAATTCTCCTATTCGTAATAGAAGCCGTTTTCTAAAAAGCGCGTTATCTGTGCTTCTTCGGTAATCGTGCCGGAAATAGATACTTCGCCCTTGCTTGCAATCATAAAGCCGCCGAGAGCTGCAGGCGTAGCAATCTTACAATAGGGCCTGCCGTTTCTTGTATTGTCGTCGTCCGCTGCTAAATAGAATGTGGCTGAAAATACCTTCAACATACTATTAGCGGCTATACTGCCAAGGCTTCCGACGTTGGAAACAGCGCCAGTTATTGCGTCGGATACTGAAGCAATACCCGCTACGGCTGCGCCGGCAATAGCTACGGGGTTAGCTAGTGCAGCGCCTATAATAGCACTATTAATTGCGCTAAATCCTGTTAGTGCTGAAGATCCCGCGCTTTCGCTGGTGATTTTAACCGGTACGCCTACTTGCGAGCTAACATCAGCAAGACAAGAGGTCACGCCGCCAGTAAAAGTTCCGCGAACAATCATATTTCCCTGCCCGGTTAGTGCGTCAACATAGATTTGTATTTCTATGCCGGTGCATTCTGCAAGCTGGGAGCTGTCAAGCGTAATTGCTCCGAAGGGTGCAAATTCTAACACATAGTTTGAGAATGGCGCGCAGTTCATATAATTTCCGCGCGTTGCTGCCTGCGGGTGCTTCGGAAGTGTCAAGCTCTTTGCATACAAGTTAGCAACTGTATTTGTAACAATTCCCGCTTGTATATGAGTGTCCCATTTACCTACAAATACTTCAGCAGGGCCGGAAGTGGCAAAGGCCTGCGGAAACCACATTACTGAATTGATGTACCTCATCGGTTCAAACATTGAGTTCTTAACTGCTTGAATAACGTCCGTGACCGTCGTGCCGTCAATTTCAGCCATTAGGCCGTTAACAAGTGTTGTAAACTGTGCCGGTGATAACTGGTATAAAGTGCTTCCGCCTGCGGTTGTTCCTGCAACTGCAATAACATAAACGCCGCCTGCAAAGCTTGGCGCGGGGTAATCGTCCATTACTATATTAGTAACGCTTTTTTCCGTCGTTACGGGGTAGAAGTTATCACGTACTCTTCCGTCTTTTGCTGCGCTGGAGCGAAGGATATATAAAGGCGTTGAGCCTATTTCACTTTTATACGTTGCCAGTACATCAATATCAAGCGAAAGAATGCAATAATCATTTCTGTAAACATTGCGTTGCCTAATCCAGTAATAGCGCCCGAGAAGGTATGCGTAATTGTATGGCATAATATCTTCCAAGCTTGCTTGCAGCGTTATAGTAGGGCTTTCCAGATCTACGCCATTTTTGAAAACAACTTCATATTCAGCCCAGCCCGTTACGTTGGGCTGAGCTGTTGAATTTTCTTTTTTTGAAATTGTACCTAATTTAATAGTTCTCATTTCTTTATGCTATGTAGTAAAGAATCATGTTCTCGCTCTGATCCAGTTTATATTGCATGGCGAAGTGGTATGTCGTGTTGTAATACGAACCACGGCTGTTCACGGGACTGGTAAGTGCTTCTTCGTTCTTTATTGACATTGCGAGAGCGTCACGATCGAAAAGCAGGCCTACTACATTGTCAAGCGCTACAGCTGTGCCGTTGGCGCTCTGGCCGGTTGTTACGTCAAGCTGGTTAGGTGTTACAGAAACAGCCATAGGATTATTAGGATTTTGCCAGTATTCGCAGCCTTCGAAATTTTCAAACTTTAAATAGGAATCATTGAAGAGGGCCGGAAATACTGTTTTCATCTCATCACGAATAAGCGGCATATAGAGAAGTAATCTTCTTGCTTCGGGTGGTGTATGCCTTGGAAGTGTGAGTGCGTTGCCTGCGTCGTCGTTTCTTGCGGGGTAAATATGGAAGAGGTCGTTTCTTTCCCTCATAAGCTCCATATCGCCCTCGATCCTTGCTACCATAAAGCCGACGAATTCGGCAAGGTGTGTTGTAAGAAGGTCATTAACTGTATAGCTTGTGCTATACTTTGAATTGAACGCAGCGCGAAGGTTTACTTTCTGGCGTGCTGTACCTACATTGTAAGTAGCTCCTATTGCGTTAAGAATCATCAGTCTGTTTTCTGCTTCAACTTTAGTCTCGAGATCGTTGGCAATATCAACGAGTTTTGCGCTTACAAAATCGCTGAAGTTCTGCTCATTCTGGAATGCAGCCTTGAGCTGATAAAGAAATGTAGTATCGTCGTACTGAAGCGTTTTAATGCCGGCAAAGTTAATTTCAAGCGGATATTTCTTTGAAATTTTGTACATATCTACGCTCTGGCCGTCGTCAAGCTGCGTAGCTGCAAGGTTTGTATTCCAGTCCGTACTCGGCTGCATACCTTTAGCATAGAATGAAATCTTTCTTTCAATTCCGCCCCATTCTGCCGGGGTTTTCATAATGATCTTAAATTTGCCGTTGTATCTTCTTACGGCGTAAATTGTCTTTCCGATAACGTTGGAAAGCGCGTCAAGTGTATTTGTGTAGCCGGTGCGGAGCATATGCTCGCCAACTGTCACAAATGTAGAAGTGTTTACAGCAGTTAAGGTAGCATTGTCGCCGAACATTTCAGCTGACATTGCGTTAACAATTGCATAAACATCTGTAGGGGTTAATGAGTTTGCCATTTGTCTTATTCTCCTTTAAAGAAATCATCAATAACGTCATCTATTCCTTTAGGCTGGATATTTTCAAAGGACGGCTTTCCAGCCATTAAGGCCATTTTTTCGTACATAGACTGAAAAGGCTTCATTGCTTCCTTTATTGCTTCAGCTATGCCGGCGTTAGGATCTTCGGAAGCTTTCTGCTCTTCGCTCTTCTGCTCTTCGCTCTTCTGCTCTTCTTTGATCTCTTCCGCCTTCTGCTCTTCTTTTGCCGGCTTTTCTTTTTGCTCTTCTTTTTGTGTGCCGGCAGCTGCAAGCTTCATAATCTCATCTTTTGAAAAGCCTGCGTCTACGAGTTTCATTAGATCTTTTAATTCCATTTTTGTTACTCCTTTATAACTATACTTTTGCCCGGTTGAAGATAGTTCGGGTTAACGATTTTATTATCGGCTGCAACTTTAATCGGATCTGCGCCGTATTTGTCTGCAATCTTTTTAATTGTATCGCCCATAATAGCAATATGAATTATTGCTTTAGGCTCTTTCTTCTTTCTTGCCATTGCTTAATAATCCTTTCAATAGTTCTTTCGCTTTATCAAGTAAAGCAATAATAGCTTCAATTATATTATCTTTGCTTTCTTCCTTCGGTGCTTCGTACAGCGTTAAATCGTCAACGCTGACGGCTTCCACGCCGTAGGTATCGTTGGATACCACGGCGCGCATTCCGTCAATTTGAATAACTGTATGAGGAAGCCCATATATGAAAGGAGCAAATTTTATATTAGATCCGTAAACGCAAGCACCGGGATTGATTGTAACAATATCGCCTACTTTGATAACTTGTTTGTAATCAACAAAAGGAAGCTTGCCGTGTTTTACCCACCGGCCGCGCTGTACGCCTTTGTAAAAAGATCTTCCGGCGCTGTCAATGTCAGACTGTATAACGCCGTTTAATCCCCAGCCAAGAGTACATTCAATTACGTGACCTTCGCCGATATATACGCCTGCGTGTCCGCCATCTTCAAAATATAAGTACTCGCCTGCTTCGATATTCTTAAAATTTGAAGAAACATCGCTGCACGCGTCTAATATTCCTTTTTCGGTCAAATCGTCAAGGCCTTGCGCCGGATCATAAGCGGCGCACGTTCCTACATCGTAGTTGTCTACGATTTTGCCGTGTGTCCAGCAAATAGATTTTATTAATCCTATACAATCCCATGTGATTTTCTGCCCGTCATAATAGCCCACGTTGTACGGCCACGGCGAGCCGTAGCCGTTTGAACGTTCGCGGGCTTTCTGGAGGGTATGTATGAAGAAACTGTTAGTCAACTTTTCCATCGTTTATTGCCTTTACTGTGATACATTTAAGAAGCGTTGCAAGGCCTGCAATGCCGCTTGTAATAAGTGCGTTTTTCCAGTCGATCGGGCTTATTGTCTGATCAACTGTTATAAAGCCTATCAATATTTCTGCAATCGTATAAATCGTTCTTTCGGCTGTGTCCGCCCAAAATTCCTTTGTCCACATTTTAGCTCACCTTCTTTGTGTCGCGTATATCGTGTTCGAGTTCTGTTACTCTTCCTTCGAGTTTATATACGCGTTCAATTACGCTATTATGTTTTTCAACGCGCTTCTGAAGTTCTTCAATCTTATATTCCAAAACCGCGCGCGTTTTACTGCTTGCAAGTAAGCTACCTACAAGCGTGCCTATTAATGATAATATCGCCACAATAATACTTTCTGTCATTGTTTATATACTCCAAAAGCGGGATTGTAGACTGTCGCTGTCAGTTCCCAAGCCTTCCGGGCTTTCTTCAAGGGCTAATCCCGCTAACTAAAATATATATTATGTCAACTTTTTAGTCAATACCGAATATGGATTTGAAAAGAGATAAAAGCCGCAGATCAGCAAAATATATAAGGCCTGCATAGTAATACGGCTTTAGCTGCGAAAAATCCATAGATAGTTTTTCCCGATCTGTACGGCTGCTATCGTATCGGCAGGAAGAAGGTACTTTCCCTTTAGAACGGCACATATAAAAGCCTTCTGAAGTCTGCCAGCAATACATTATGCCGGCATAATCAAATACCGGCGTTAGATGTTTAATAGGTATTGTCTTTATGTATGGGCTTTGATCGTAAGCAAATTCGTTTTCTATGGCCATACCATAAAATTCTGAATTTCTGCTGACTTGCTTCATAAGCGCAGTTTCTTTTCTTCTGGCGGCTACAACTTCCGACTTGGGCTGAATAATATATACGCCGTTATCAGTTAAAAGCTCTTCTTTACCTTTTCTTCGCATATATAAAATATCGTCGGTTAGGTTTAATGCTTCCAGGACCGGGCTATTTATATTATTTGTATTCGCCAGAAGCCAAGCGCGAAGCGGCGGCCTTCCTTCAAGTTCCCTATTGCCGTTGATTGTTGTATAAGCATTAAGGAAGCTATCACCTTCGGAGCGCTTAACTATAACGCCCTTTTCGGGTATGAACTCATCATAAACTAAATCGGTAAATAAAGAGCCGTTGAAGCCCCTTACGTGCGCTATCTCTGCAAGGCTTGTTGCAATGCCGCGCTGTTCTATCGGTTGGCGCTTTCCCTGCTCGTCTTCTGCGTAGTCACAAATTTGGCACAAACGCTTGCCGGATTTAAATAGATCTACTTTAAAATCCGGCTCGAATACTTGGTAGGGATTTAGATCGGAAGAAGCACAAATAGTATCAAGCTCCGCCGTTGTCCGCCTTAATAGAATATGTTTCAAATTATCTTTTAGCATTAATTGAAGCGTTCCGTAGGTTTTCCCAACTTGTCTTTTACCGATTATTACGATAAGCCAAGCGGGCTTTTCTTTGATATAATCAAAATTTAGCCAGCCTTCTTTCACGTATAACTTTTGTTGCTGTTCCGGTGAGTATAGTCCATTTTGATTTGTCTTTGTTTCTGTTTTCATAGATTTTTTTATTATATTCTGTAAATTCTATATATTTTTCACATTCTGAATGGCATTTAAAATGCCGTTCTTTACATTCCATACATGGTGCTTTCATTATAAATCCTCCTCGTTAATCGTGTTTTTGTCCCCTTCTTTGAAAAGCCAATGGAAATTGCCTTCAATGCTTAAGCATTCCATATATTCTTCGGATAACGAAAGTAAATAATCGACTGGAAGCATAGCGACATTTGCGTGTATTTCGATAGGCCTTCCCGCTTCGTCGTGCAAGGTCATATGTTTATCTGGATTATACCATAAACAATTCTTGCCGGTAATCGCTCCGGGGAAGTTTAAACCTATATTGAAATTTTGCGGTGTTCCGATGATCTCCGCGCCCTTTTTCTTCGGTACGCCTGCAATGGTGCAATGCAAAATACCTTCTTCAACTGTAATATACTTTTTACTGCCAAACGCTTTAAAATATTCGCATATAGGCTCTTCATCAATTCCGCCCAGCTCGTGCGGTCTGCCTTTTATATCGTTATATGTAAGCTGCAAACCACATTTTCTTTGATATCCCGTAAGCTCTTTTTCAAGTGCTTTAATTTTCTTTCTGCTTTCTTCCGGGTGCAAAGCAAAAACGCTGTCAGTATCGCAATAACAAAAATTATCACCTACGGCGTCAATCATTTTCTGGAGATATACACGCCCTAAAGCTGCTACCATTGCGCCCCAAGCGTAGGGCATAAAGTAAGATATACTATTTTGGTAATCTTCTAATATTTTGCCTATATCTTCTTTAGGCTGTAAGACTATGCCTTCTTTTGTTACCTTGTAAAGATCTCTTACCGGTGAAGTATAGGCCATTCCGAATACGCCGTTGACGTAGGTTTTCGCCAGCGCATATTCTACGGCCTTTTCCGGTATTCCCTTTAATTCTGTCTTTTTCGCGTAGAGATCCAACACAAAGCGCCGTATAATATCCGGCAAATAACCTTTGCGGGTAAAATATCCCCTTAAAACAATTACGTCATCAAAATCGTATTGCTCTTTGATAATAGGCCATTCAATACCAAATAAGGTAATGGATATAGCTTCAAGCCCGGAAATATAACGCCCGTTGTCACTCGCCTGCATTCCAGAACCTTTTACAATTACCATTTTAGCAGTTGATATATACGGAACAGTTACGCTTTCTTTTAAACGCGGATTGATTAGCACGCAATCAAATAAACAGCATTGCCCGTTATTCTCAAATAACTCAATTGTAGATATTTCGCTTCCTATATCAAGCGGCGCCCATTGTCCAAGCGGATATTCGGGATAGCAAACCATTTGTGCGGGATAACTGGAAGTAATATCAAAGTGAGCCAGATCTTCAAGAAGCTTGCCGGTTATATGCCTATTTGTATGGGTATTTCCGCCACGCGCTCCGCGCATAAGCATTAAAAATATATCAGCGTCGATTTTTTGCGCTTCAAGAATTCTAAAATATTCGTTCTGTTCTTTGGTGCGCTTCTTTGCTCCTACGCCTATTTCTTTTTTTAAATTAGCGCGGATAAAACTCGTAGAAGTAGGACACTTTGTCCAGATCTTTTCATTACGCGCTGCGAGATAGTTAACAATGGCGTCGGAAAGTGACAAAACGTCTAACGCGGAATATGCAAGCGTGTTATCATCTAACTCTGTGTAAGGCGTGCGCAGCTGCGAATAATCCATTATTTCTTTATCTTTAAACCATTTAATAGACCAGTCTTTAGTTAGCGTTTCCAAGCTCATATTTGACATTTTGTAACTATCGCGAAAAACAAAGCCATCATCTGTTACGATCGTGACGGGGTGGTGTTCATCTAATGCAAAGCAGCTATCGGGATCTACAGCCCAAAGGCCTCTGAAAAACATTTCTTCATATCCTAAATTATGATCAAATATGATTAAGCGCCTATTCTTTCCAAGTCTGAAATATTCAGCTATCCAGTTGAATACTTGAAGCGCTTGTGCATAAGTTCGGCAAAATATAACTTTCCCATATATATTAAATTGAAATAGGTACGGGAAAGCAATCGGAGGCGCGTCTTTCGCGTATAGGTAATCGAGTTCGCCGGGCTTAATCGTTGTTGTTTCAATGTCGAAACTGCAAGCGTAATTATAATAGATAATTCTATTGCGCCCGCGCCCGCCACGACTAACCGGCGTTACGTCGCCCGCGTATCTGTCTGAAAGCTGCATAATCAGCTTTTTAGCGTCGTCATATTCATATATAGTTATTATATCGTCTTTATAGTTAACGCTTCGCATTTCGCTCGTTTCTCGCCGTTATTGCCCTTTCTAATGCTTCTTGATAGGTTACTTTCTCAGCAATAGCCGCCGCTATATCTTCGCTGCTTCCTTCCCAGCCTGCTCCGGCTTCTTGCTTTGCAGCTTCTACAAGGTTTATTGCTTTGTAATAGTCTTTTTTATTTTTTGCGTCTATCTGCTCCAATATTTCCGCGAGTTCCTCATCGGTCAAGTCGTAACCTTCTTCGGTCAATGTATCGTTGGCCTTCCTGACGTTCTCTTGTTTAATTCTGTCCCAGCCTTTGCGGGTACTTGAAGGCGAATTAAGGAATGTTTCCAGATCGCGAAGCTTCGCCGCTGCCTGCTCTTGCGTAAGCCCCTTCGTGCTGGCGCTGAATTTGTCCGCGCCCGTTGCTTTGTTTACATAATAATTAAGTGCGGAGCGCTGCCCCGGTGTTGCTCTTTCAATACGCCTATTAGCTCGCCTTGTAAGCGTGCGGATCTCTTTAATTTGTTCCCTTGTTATTGCTGCCATCTTTAAACCTCCAAACGCCATTCTTTACTTCGCAGTTATATACATCTTCTAATTCTGCGCTTTCTACATCAATAATTTTTTCTGTAAATCCTTGTCTGTATCTTAATATCATTTTTACCACCTACAAAAAACGGCCGCACAAGGCGGCCGCAACACTATTTTATATTATTCTTCGTCTTCGTCTTTTTCTTTCTTCAGTGCGTCATTTACGGCCTTAATTATTGCCTTGGTATCTTCTTTCGTGAAATAGATCTTAAAAACCGGATACCATTCCCCGTCGCTTCCCTTCTGATCCGGGCAGCTGATAAAGGCCGCGTAATCTTCGCCGCCGGGTACAACACGCATATTGTAGAAGGCTGCGCCCTTAACTTTCAGCGTGAAGAATTTCCCGAAGTCGAGCTTGCGGCAGTTCGCTACGCTCCATTCTTCTCCAAGTTCAAAATACGTTTTTTCTTTCTTGTCTGCTTTCTTTTCTTTAGCCATTTTGTTTTACTCCTTATAAATTACGTTTGATAACTGCGCGGACGTCATTCCAATCCGCTTTTATTAGATCTTCGGCAACAGCTGCAACGGTAACTTCCATCGGCCTGCCGGTAATCCCTTCTTCTTTTACTACGTCAAGGCCTGCTTTTACAATCTCCGTTGCTACAAGCGTAAGCACGCGCTCGCCGTATTTCTCCTTAAATTCTGCTAATGTCATTTCGCTCCTTTCTATGAATGATATATTTCGTAATATTCACATAATCCGCAAAGCTTCGCAGCTACGCCGGCGGCTTCCGCTTTCGCTCTGCTATTATATTCATATTCCGTGCTTTCCCAGTGATCATCTTCTTTAATTTGCATTTCTAATATCCAGCTCATTCCGTTACCTCATACATATTCTTATATTTCATAATCCCCCATGAGCAAAAATCATTAGAATTAACTATGCGCCCATCCTGATAACAATGCGGATCTCTTTTCTTATAATTCATATAATATCTGCAATTTTTACACCTAACTACTTCTACTAACTCGCAAGCTTCATCAACTATTATTCTCATCTCTTATCTCCTTCCATTTTAGCGCCACAGTTAGGACAGTATCTAAACACCATTGAGCCGTGATACTTACACTCGGAACATTCATCAAATCCGTTCATTTGCTTTACCCAATGCCCGTGTTTTACGGGTTTGGCTTCTATTGTAGGCGCGTCACTTAATAATCGTTTTGCAAAACTGATCAATAAAAGTTTTGCAAATGAACTATAGTTTCTAAACTCTTCATCAAGTATTTCTTCTAACGCATTTGCGTCAATTAATCGCATCTTTTGATACCTTCTTTACAATCTCGTTTGTTTGTCTGTTTCTTATTTCTACATAAGTAGAATATCCAAGCTTCATATCTTTTACCAACTCTTTGAAATATTTTTCCGCTACATCTATATCTTTAGCAAAGAACATTTGCCCGCGGTTTGTGTTCACATCATAGCTCGCCATAACTCGCATATCCTTTCTATATTGAACATGATCCACAAAGCGCCGGCGGCCGCAAGGCCGCCAAGCGCAATTATTATATCGGTTATTATGTTGAAAAGTTTATCGCTCATCTTTTACCTCTAATATATTAATGCTTTCAATCTCGTACTTTATCCCCATTAATAAATTTTTTAATTCTTCGCAACTGTCAACACTAATTGTCTGCGGATAGGTAAACTCTTTACTTTGCCCAGGAAGCCAGTATTTTATTATATATTTTTTCATTATTCAACCTCCGGCGCATAATCAAATATGCTAATAGGTAATAACTCGTAGCCGCCTTGGATCTCTTGAATATAATACTGCCCAAATTCAACTTTGCCCTTAAATACTAAACGCATTAATGCAGCTTCTGCCATTTCTCTTGTTTTATAAATCATTTTGATTCCTTTCTGGCGTATCGCCCTGCTTCGTTTTAAATCATCTATATAATAGTATATGTCAAGCGATCAATTGTGAAGAATGTGTGAAGATTATGTGAAGATTTGGGGAAATTGTGAAGTTATGTTTCTCCAAGTAGGGTATCCCA